CTGGCGGAACGAACCTCCCACCTCGACAAACTCGACGCGCTCGAACGCGGCCAGATGCTGGCGGAACGAACCTCCCACCTCGACAAACTCGACCGATGGGGGCGGGTCCGCCGCTGATGGCCCGCCTCGACGCGGCGGTGATCCCCCTCGACGTGGCCGCCCGCTGGGCGGCCTGGCTGGACGAGGGCCGCCCCGACCTGGTCCGCGCCGATCTGCGCCGGCTGATGGTCGACGTGGGCGCCCCCGCCCCGGGCGCCGACCCGCCGAGCAGCTCCGCGGGCCCTCAGATTTCGACGCGTTAGCCTGTCGCGCGACGGGCCGGACGCCACGCCGGAGCCCCGGGGAGCAAGAGCCCCGCTGCGGCCACCACGTGGGTACGTGATCCACCCGAGTGAACCGCTGTCTCACTCTGATGAAAGGATCACGCGTTGCCGATCACCCTTATTGAGGTGCTGCGCCAGTCGATCGACGAGCTGCACGGCCGGATGAACGCCATAGAGGCCGGGGCGGTCGCGGATAACCGCGACACCCTCAACGATGTGGAGCAGGTCACCTGGGACGACCTGCGGGCCGAGGCGAAGGCGAAGACCGACCGGCTGGGGCTGCTGGTCGACCGGGCCGAGCTGGACGCCCAGGCCGGCGAGATGATGGGCCGGATCACCCGCCCCGGGGGCGAGGGCGAGGGGAAGGTGTCCCATCTGGCCGACCGGCCGGCGTTCCCGTACCGCACCCCCGGCGAGTACGTGCTGGCTTACATGCGGACCAAGCACGGCGACACCGCCGAGTCGGCCAGGTTCAACCGGGCCCTGGCCGATGTGACCACCGCCCAGACCCCCGGGCTGGTCCCCCCGCAGGTGACCGGCGACATTCTCGGCGAGTGGGTGGCCCGCCGTCCGAGCGTGGACGCCATGACCAAACCGCCGTTGCCGGCGGTCGGGATGAAGGTGCAGCGGCCGCGGATCACCCAGCACACCGCGGTCGGGCCGCACACCGAGAAGGGGCCGGTGGCCTCGCAGGCGTTCACCCTGGATCTGCTGGAGATCCCGGTCGGCTCGTACGCGGGCGGGGTGGACGTGTCGTGGGAGCTGGCCAACCGGTCCAGCCCGGGCGCCCTGGATGTGATCTTTCGGGATCTGGTCCGGATCTACGCGCGCGAGTCGAACGCGGGGGCGTTTCTGGCCGCGTTCGGGACGCTCCCGAACGACGAGGCGTGGGACGGCACCGCGGGCGGGCTGGCCCCGGCGATCGCGGCGGCCGCGGTCCAGGTGGCCGCGAACTCGGCGGAGAACGTGTTCCCCGACACGGTCTGGCTGGGTCTCACCTCCTACGGGGTGCTGGCCGGCCTGGTGGACGGCAACGGCCGGCCGCTGTTCCCGAACCTGGGCCCGTCGAACGCGTACGGGACCGCCACCGCGACGGGGAACATTTCGACGGTGATGGGCCTGCGTCCGGTGGTCGACCCGTATATCGCCGGGAACACGTTCATTGTCGGCAACAGCGAGGAGGTCGAGTTCTACGAGACCCCCGGCGCCCCCGTCCAGCTCAGTGTGGTGGATGTGGGGGTGGCCGGTTACAACATCGGGGTGATCGGCATGTGGGCGGCCGAGGCGGTCGACCCGGAGGCGTTCTGCAAGATCACTTACACCCCGCCCGGCGGGACGTCGGCGACGTCCGCCGGTTCCGGTAGCACCGCCAAGGCGGCCAAGTAGCCATGTGGCCGGGGGGTCCGTGGCTGACCGTCGACGACTACAAGGCGTGGGCGCGTATCGACCCGGCCGACGTCGCCGACGACACGGCGATCGCCGAGGCGTCCGCTGCCGCCTCGGAGGCGATCGAGCTGCGGGCCCCCCTCGGCTTTCCCGTCGACGAGAACGGCGATCCGGTCGGCGAGGTGCCGGCCATGCTGGTCCAGGCCGGCCGGCTGCTCACGAACCGGCTGATGTCCCGGCGGAACAGCCCGGACGGGGTGGTGGGGGTGTCCGATCTCGGCACCGCCACCATCGTGTCCTATGACGCCGATATCACCCAGATGATCTCGCCCTGGACGCAGATGGTGGTCGCGTGAGCAGCGCGGACGACTCCGCCCAGGCGATCGTGGAGAAGATCCAGGCCGCCGGGATCCGGGCCACCACCGATCCCGGCGCCCTCAACCCGCCCGCCGTCCTGGTGGGCACGGTCCCGCACCGAAGTTTCGATGTGCGCTGCGGGTACACGGCCACCTGGACCCTGCACGCCCTGGCCGGCGCCCCCACCCGGGGGGATCGGACCACCGGCGCCCAGCTCAACGCCATGTGCGATGTCCTGGCCGGCGTGTTGCCGCTCGCCGAGGCGGTGCCGTTGGCGTATGTGCTGCGCGACAAGTCTCACGACTCGTACCTGATCACGTTCACCGAGGTGATTTCCCTATGACCATCAACGATTCCCGGCTGCGTAACGGCACCCTCGAGCTAGGCACCAGCCCGACCCTGCTGGACGTGTCCTGCCAGATCACCAACTGTCGCATCACATCCAGCTACAGCGACGACGGGGACGCGGTGACCGTCCTGTGCGGCGACAGCCTGCCGGCGCCGCGGAAACTCGACGGCCACCACCTGGAAGGGACGATCATCCAGGATTTCGATGTGGCCGCGGCCGACGGCGGGGTGATCGCCTGGCTGTGGGCGCATGACCTGGAGAACGTGGCCTACAGCTACATTCCCGACGATTCGGGGGCGCCGACGATCACCGGCAACCTGGTGGTCGAAATCCCCGGCGACACGTTCGGCGGGGATGTCAACACCCGCAACACCGCCGACTTCACCTGGTCCCTGCAGGGCAAACCGACGTTCACCTGGCCGACCGGCGGGGCCTCGGCGGCCGCCTAGTGCTCAGCTTGAAGGTCACCGGCGGGCCCCGGCTGGCCTCCACGATGGCCCGGGCCGAAGCGGATCTGGATCGCATCCCGACGGTGGACGCGGCGAAGATCGTGGCGGCCCGGGCTCAAACCGTCGCCCCCCGCCGGACGGGACGGCTGGCCGGCTCGGTGCGGGCCCGGGCCGGCGCGGAGGGCCGAGGGACGATCACCAGCCCGCTCATCTACGCGGTGCCGATCCACTGGGGGCGTCCCGCCCACAACATCGCCGCCAACCCGTTCATATCCCGGGCCGCCACCCAGACCGAACGGGAGTGGATGGCGTCGATCGAGAAGCAGGGCCAGAAGATCTGTGACAGCGTGAAAGGGGCGTGAGTGCCGAATTTCAAGGCGAAGGTGGATCTGGTGCTCGACGGCGAGGCGGTCGAGATCCGCACGAACTACCAGGACTACCTGAATGCGGAACGGGCCCTCGGTAAGAACATCGCGGAGGCCGCCGTCGAATACCAGGGGCGGGCCTGGTTCGCGGCGTTGCGCCGCCAGTACCCGGACCATCCGGCCGCCAAAAACTTTCGGGCGTTCGCGGAGATGATCGACGCCGGCGACGAGGCCGCCGCCGACGAGGACGACGGCCTGGACCCTATCCGCCCGGCGGGTTCGGACGCCTAGCGGTGGAGCTGGCCGTCGCCACCGGGGTGTCCTGGCGGGAGTGGCTGCGCGACCCGGTGGCGATGGTGACCGCGTCGGCAATCCTCGACGAGATGGCCAAACGCCCGAAAAGGTGACCGGTGGCCGCGTCGCTGACCTTCGAGCTGATCGGCAAGGCCGCCTCGGCGATCGACGCGTTCAAAAAGACCGGCGCGGCGGCCAAGTCGGCGTCGGGGGAGACCGAGAAGACCACCGGCACGTTCGCGAAACTGGCCGGGGCGGTGGCGACGGGGTTCGCGGTCACGAAGGTGGTCGACTTCGCTAAGGAGTCGGTGGCGGCCGCCTCCGCGGCGAAGGTGGCCAACAAGCAGCTCGAGCAGTCGTTCCGCAACGCCGGCGACTCGACCGGCACCCTGGCCAAGCACGCCGAGGATCTGGCCGAGGCGTTCGGCCGGCAGACCGGCATCCAGCCCACCTTGCTGAAACAGGCGGAGGGGATCCTGGCCACCTTCCAGAACGTGTCGAGCGCCACCGGGGTCCAGTCGGGGGTGTTCGACCGGGCCACCAAAGCCGCCGCCGATCTCGCCGCGGCCGGGTTCGGGGACCTGTCCACGAACGCCAAAACGCTCGGGAAAGCGTTGAACGACCCGGTCAAGTACATGGGCACCCTGTCGCGGTCGGGGATCGCGTTGACGAAAACCCAACAGGACAACATCAAAAAGATGGTCGAACAGGGCAACCTGCTCGGCGCCCAAAAGCAGCTGCTCTCCGACGTGGAGGGCCGGGTCGGCGGGATGGCCACCACCACCGCCACCGCCGGCGCCAAAGCCTCGGTGGCGTATGAGCAGATGAAAGAGAAACTGGGTACCGCGCTGTTGCCGGCGGTGAAAAACATCACCACCGCCCTGACCGGCCTGTTCCAGTTCGTGTCCGCTAACAGTGATTGGCTGCTGCCGTTGGTGGGCGGGATCGCCGCCCTGGTGGCCGGCTACAAGATCTGGACGATCGCCCAGGCCGCCCTGAACATCGTGATGGACGCCAACCCGGTCGTGCTGATCGTGGTCGCCGTCGTCGCTTTGATCGCCGCCATCGTGCTGATCGCCACCAAAACCCAGTTCTTCCAGTCGGTGTGGGCGGCCATGTCCGGGGCGGTGATGGCCGCCTGGAACGCGGTGTGGAATTTCCTGGCCGGCGTGTTCTCGTGGATCGCCGGGCACTGGCCTCTTCTGCTGGCCATACTGACCGGCCCGTTCGGGCTGGCGGTCTATTTCGTGATCACCAAATGGTCCACGATCACCGGGTTTTTCGCCGGGATCATCGCCGCCATCGGCCGGTTCTTCGCCATGGTGTTCGGCTACATCACCGCCCCGTTCATCACCGCCTACAACGCGGTGGTGGGCTGGCTGTCGCGGATACCCGGGTACGTGTCGTCAATCGTGGCCGCGGTCGGCCGGTTCTTCTCCGGGGTGTATTCGGCCGTCGTCCACCCGTTCGAGCAGGCGCTGGCCTGGATCGCCGGGGTGCCCGGCAAGGTGGTCGGGTTTTTCGCCGGGCTGGCCGGCCAGATCGGCTCCGCCATCGCCGGGGTGTTCAACGCCATCATCGGCCCGTTCCAGTCGGCCTGGTCGTGGATTCAAGACCACATCTTCGGGCCGCTGCGCTCCGCCTGGAACGGGTTCGCCCACATCATCAATTCGATATCGATATCCACCCCGGGCCTGAAGATCGCCGGCCATGAGATCATCCCGGCCTTTCACTGGACCCCGCCGTGGCATATCCCCACGCTGGCCCAGGGCGGCCTGCTCACCCGGTCCGGTTTGGTGTATGCCCACGCCGGCGAGGTGATCTCCCCCGCTCCGGCCGCGGCCGCGGCCCGCACCGGGCCGCTTGTCAGTATCGACCGGGTGGAGGTGTCCGAAACGGTGGATGTGGATCTGTTCGCCGCCCGGCTGGCCTGGCGGCTGCGCGCCGCGGGGGTCTGACCGGTGGTGTGTGTCCGGCGGGCCTGGCTGACCCTCGACGCCCTGACCGTCGCCCTCGAGGATCCGGCCGGCCAGTGGGTGTGCACCGAGCTGGATCTGGGCTGGCCCGACGTGCGCGACGTGGTCAACAACCGGCCCGACCAGGACGGCATCGACGACCGGACCCGCTTTTTCGGGGCCCGGGCGATCTCGGCGTCGATCACCTCCACCCCGGTGCTGGCCCAGCCGGACACCCTGGCCGGCCTGTTCGCCCCGTTCATGGTCCCCGCCGCCCGCCCCGTTTTGCACTACGTGTTGGACCGGCCCGGCACCCCGGAGATGACCATGACCGTGCGGGCCGCCTCTTTCGCCTGGCCGGTGTCGGGTAAGCGGGTCCGGAACCTCGAATTGCAGTGGGTGGCGTCCGATCCGCTGCCCCGCTCGGCGACGGTGAAGACCGCCGCCGCGTTCGCCGGGTCGGCCCTGTCGGGGCGGACCTACCCGCTCACCTTCAACCGGACCTACCCGGCCGGCGGCCAGGCGGCCACGACCGGCCAGATCCGCTCCGACGGGGACCAGCCGTTCGGGCCGCTGTTCCGGATCTACGGGCCGGTCACCGGGCCGTGGCTGCGGGTCACCAACCAGATCACCGGCGACACCCTGGTGTGGCTGGTGTTCTCCAACGCGTTCACTCTCGCCGCCGGCCATTACGTCGAGATCGACACCACCGCCCGGACGATCCTGGTCGACGGCGACCCCGCCCAGTCCGCCTACCAGCAGGTGATGTGGGCCGCCTCGAGCTGGCGGAAACTGCAGCCCGGGGTGACCAGCCTGATGACCCTGTCCGGCACGTCCACCTCCGGGGTCACCCAGGCGGTGGCCACCTGGCAGGACGTGTACCTGATATGACCATCACCGCCCCGACCGCGGCGGGCACGCCGGTCCCGTCCGGGCGGGCCCGGTGGCAGCTGTCGCTGCTGCGCCGCCCGTTCGGGCCCGGCCAGCACTGGTCCACCCTGATGATCGCCGACCTGGGCACCGCCCGTTCCCGGCGGCTGGAGAAGACCATCAACAGCCCGGCCACCCTCACCTTCACCATCGACGGCCACGACCCGGCCGCCGCCGCCGCGGTCGAGCTGGCCACCGAGGTGCTGGCGTGGCGGTGGGACGAAACCTCCGGCGGGGATGTCCCGATGTTCCGCGGGCCGATCACCCAGTCCGAGGATCAGGTCACCGAGCAGGCCCACACCGTCAATCTGACCTGCTGGGATTACGGGAAGATCCTCGAGCGGCGGATCCTCACCAACACGTGGACCGCGACCGGCATGGAGCAGGACACCATCGTCCAGCAGATGCTCATCCTGGCCTCGGCCATGACCACTTCGAACCCGCCGCCGGGCGGGACCAGCCTGGCCCCCGGCTCGTTCCTGCCGGTCCGGTCCTACCCGGCCGACGGTACCGGCGCCACCCGGGCCGCCTCCGGGCAGGCCCGGGACCGCACCTACACCGCCGGGGCCGCCATCGGCGGGCTGCTGGACGATCTGGCCAAGGTCATCAACGGCTACGACTACGACATCCTGCCGTTGGGGGCGTCGCCCGGGCCGACCGACGCATCCGACTGGTTCCGGGTGTTCTACCCGGCCCAGGGGACCACCCGCACCAGCCCGGAGTTGATCTACGGGTCCAGTGTCGCCGCGCTCAGCCGGTCGACCAGCTCCGCCGATTTCGGGAACTACTGGCGGGTCATCGGCCAGTCCGACGAAAGCCAGCCGCAGCTGTTCGCCGAGGCGTGGGACCCGGCCGCGGCGGGCGGGGCGCCCGGCTCGCCCGGACTGTGGATGTCGGTCGACAACGCCCCCGACGTCACCATCCAGTCCACCCTGGACCAGCAGGCCCAGGGCAACCTCGACCTCTACGGGTCGCTGATCCCCACCTACAGCCTCACCCTGCGCCCCGGGTTCTACAGCTACGGCAACCCGGCCATCGGCGACGTGGTGCCCCTGTTCGTCCGCTCCGGCCGGCTTGATGTGGCCACCTCGGTGCGGGTGGTCGGCATCACCTACGCCATCGGCGACGACGGCGACGAGAACGTGGAGATCACCGTCGGCCGCCCGCCGCAGTCTTTCGCCGAGCTGGTCGGCGGGCCCCGCCGCGACATCAACGCCCTAGTACGGAGATAACCATGACCCGCTACACCCCCCAATGGCTGCAGGCCGGCTCGTACGCGGCATCCCAGGACCGCCGGCTGATCGCCGCGCTGTGGCCGGGCCCGGCGTCGACCGGCTGCGCCGTGTCCGCCACCGGCGGGGCCATGAACGTGCAGATCCAGCCCGGGGCGGTGGCGGTCCCCACCCAGAACAACACCGGCTCCACGTTGTGCTCCTCCAACGCGGTGGAGCAGATCACCATCCCGCCCACCCCGACCACCCCGAACAACCAGATCGATCTAATGATCGTCCGACCCCACGGCAACGACCTGGACGGCG